GAGAGGCGCTAAAGTACCAGTAAGACCCGTTATTGCACTAAGCTCTAATAGAGCGCCTCCCATAGCGGATAAACCACGTCCTATTTCATCCCAAGACATGCCTCCAAATTTTTGAAGTGCGTCGGCAAGATCGCCAAGACCTTGAACTCCTAAAAGAATGGCTCCAGATCCTAAAAGTCCTGAAAAACCGGCAAGCGTTCCTAAAAGGCCACTAATAATAGCAAGCTCCGCCAATGCGCCTCCCATAGCGGATAAGCCACGGCCTATTTCGTCCCAAGACATGCCTCCAAATTTTTCTAAAGATGCTGCTAATTTTTCCAAGGATTGAACTCCGATAAGAAGCGATCCGGCGCCAATAAGTCCTGAAAATCCAGTCAATTTACCAAGAACTCCAACGGCCAAACTAAGTTCTAATAGAGCGCCTCCCATAGCGGATAAGCCACGGCCTATCTCGTCCCATTTAAGATCTCCTAAACGCTTTAAATTCTCAGAAATTTCGTCAAGAGACTTTGACGCAATAAGAACTGCAGCTGCTCCTAATACAGATCCGAATCCTCCTACTTTACTTAGAACAGAAAGAACGGCGGTAAATTCGAGAAGAGCTCCTCCCATAGCGGATAAGCCACGTCCTATTTCGTCCCATTTAAGATCTCCTAAACGCTTTAAATTCTCAGAGATTTCGTCAAGAGACTGAACTGCAACGAGAATTCCTAAACTTCCTAATAAAGAACCGAACCCTCCTACTTTACTTAGAACAGAAAGAACGGCTGTAAATTCTAGAAGAGCGCCTCCCATAGCAGTTAGACCACGGGATATCTCGTCCCAAGACATCTTTCCGAACTCTTGTAAAGCCTCTGCAATCATTTTACAAGCTTGAGCAAGTGCTATGATAGAAATGCTTGTTCTGAGAGTTGTACCACCTTTTCCTATTATTTTTAACGCGCTAGATAGTACAAGAATTGAAACGCTTGTAGAGGTAAGTCCTTTTATTATGTCTCCCCATGAAAGTCCGGACAATTTTTCCATAGCAGACGCTAAAATATTAATAGCAGTTGCCATAGCGACCAATGTTATTCCTGCTCTTACGGTCCCTTTGGCATTAAATTTGGATAGCGTCTTAGATAATGAATTGAAGCCTGAAGTTAGACTCGCTATCATAAGACGTATGGCTAACAAAGAATATGCTATTTTTACAGGCTCTATTTCTGAAATCTTTTTTAACGATGAGGTAAGTAAAGTTACAGCGGTCGCTATTCCAACAAGAGACGCCACTTTAATTCCCTGCTGGAAGCTCTCAAGAGAATCGTGAATGGAACCTAAAACATCAGAGAAGCCTCCTCCTTTATCTCCCAAGCCATCGAAAAGCCCTTCAAAAGCCTCTTTTATCGTGTTTATAAAACCGCTGAATTTCTTAGCAAGAACAAATATTCCTCCGCCAGCAAGTCCGGCAAATATGTCAGAAGGAGATATGTTTTCACGAATCCATCCAAATACTTCTCCGACGGTGTTTTTTATTGAGTTAAACACCTTTGAAACGATGGAGCCGACGTTAGAAATAGCATCTTCCGATCCTCCGAGACCATCAATAAGATATCCAATCGCATTGGATACCGTATTTATAAAGCCGGATATTCCGTCACTAATTACTGAAAATGGGTCTCCAATTTTGATGCTCTGGTCAAGGGCATATAGCCAATCTCCTAAAGAGGCTGTTACATCTAATATGCCTCCGCCCAATCCAGAAAAATTTTCGATAAGAGTCTTAATTGGGCTAAGAAACGCAGAAATAGCCTGTTTACCGATACTTAGAACGGAGAACAAGCCTCTAAAAGTTCTTTGAAGTTTATCAAGTGTTTCTTCAGAAGGTCTAAGCGAAAGAGTAAATTCTTGAACAGACTTTATAATGTTTAAAAGTTCTTCAGAGGACATTGGAGGAAAGACTTCTCTCCAAGCTGCTCCGACTCTTCCAAATATAGCTATTAAATTTCTAAGAGAAACTCGTAAAGAGTCGATCAATAACTCTCTTCCTTGAGGAACCGCCACGTTATCGATCAAACTTTTAAGAGATCCTCCAGCAAGTTCAGCATATGAGGACAGATCTCGTATAGACTTAACCTGATCAGCAGTATATCCGATACTCATCAACTGAGCGTCAGAAAGGTCATTAAGAGATATTATTTGGCCGTTTGTGCTTTTTGTAATAAGGTCCTGAATATCAGCGTTCTCATAACCAGCTTTATTCAAAGCCTTAATCACATCTTCATTAGTTTTATATTTTCCTCTAAGATCGGACAGCTTTTTCGAAATCTGTTCAGAAGATCCTGTCATCTTTAAAAGAGCTTCATTTAACAAATCGGAAGACAATGCTCCATTTTTAAAAGCAGATTCAAGAGAGCCATAGTCAGAAATAACGTCGTCTATATTCATACCTTTAGACTTTGCAACTTCTGTTATCTTGTTTTTAAAGTCTTCGGCAGAAAGACCAGCGTCTGTAATTCCGTCTGTGATCTTCTTCCAGTTTGAAGTCATAGCGTCGTACAGCAAGTTGTTTCTTGCTTCCGAAGACTGATTTATAATATCTCCAAATGTCTGGTAAAGCTCTCCCAACAAACCTTTTGCTTCTTCGAAATCACCAACGAGAATTTCCCAAGTTTGAGTCCATCCAGATTGGGCTGCTTCCTTCAACGTGTCCCAAAGTTGTGTAAAGGTTTTAACATCAGTGGCAGCACTTACAGCCGTATTAGCCAGATCAACTATGGCTTTCGCCTGATCCCGAGTATATCCTTGAGCAACGAGATCTGCTTCGGTATATGCCCCAGAAAGTTGTGTTAGTGTTTCAGTTAATACTTCCGCAGTTAACCAACCGCCTTCGGTTAAAGACTCCCTGAAAGATCCGTACTTTTTGATCATTCCATCGACATTGAATCCAAAATTTTCGGCAGTACGTTTTAATGCTGTCTGGAAAACCTCACCGCCCATTCCGGCGTTAACGACAGAGTTCCAGTCCATAAGACTTACTCGACCAGCGGCCAAGGCCTGAGAAAGCTGATACATTGCGGTACTCGCTTGCTGTGCATTAGAACCTGAAACCGCTGCCAAATTCGCAATACCCTTAATAGAGGTAACTGATTTGTCCAAATCTACTCCAGCTGCCGTAAATGTACCGATATTACGGGTCATCTCTGTAAAGTTGTAGATCGTTTGGTCCGCATACTTATTCAGTTCGTCAAGCGCGGCGTTTACGTCTGTTAAGGTAGTGCCCTTACTTTGAGTGTTTGCTAAAATTGTCTGAACCGCATTTATTTGGGTCTCGTACTCTTGAAATCCAGTCATTATAGGATCTATAGTTAAAGCAGAAACTATTCTTTTTCCGGCATTTACTGCGGAGTTGGTGATGTTTGCAAGGGCCGTAACTCCCATAACCTGTAAAGCAGAGAATCTGGCCTTTACTGTTTCTACAGAACTTGCCAAACCGTTCATATCAATCTTTTTAACAGCCGACCCTACTTCTTCAAGACCTTTAGATGCCCCATTAAAGCTTAAACTACGCTTAAGCTTTTCTACAGAAGACATAGTAGTAGAGACGCCCTTTTCGAATTGCCGATTATCAAATTGCATTTCGACAACTTTTTGATCAATAGTCTTGCTCATACCTTAGTCACCTCCCTCCATGCGTTATTGGCTATTTTTTCAAATAAAGGCCGGACAGAAGGGTTTATGTAATCGACCCCTTCCACCCAGCCTCCAGTTCCGGTTGCGTGTCCGTATTGTAAAATGATAGCTATAGGAACTCCATTTTGAATGTTTGAATTATAAAAAGAAATCTTGGCAATTCCGTTTTTGTTTGTAATCTCGTAATACCACGAGGTTGCTGTTAAACCGGAATCCACAGGCGTTGCAGACGCTAGAGCTGCCACTCCTTCTCTTCCGTATTTATCAAGATTTCCAAGACGAACTGTTTCCTTAGCTTTCTCTAAGAACCTAGTAAGTTTTCCGAAATCTCCTTTTTGCCTAAAACGGATCATTCAGCTAATCTCCTTAGTTACTCACGTTGCTTTAGCTTGCTTTTCAACTTCGATTTTATTTACAGTCTTACTCATCTGGCACAGTCTATCTATTAAATCTCCTATAACTTGCAAATCTATGTCATAGTTGACCTTGTCCGCAGATGCTGAGATCATAGTTAAAACCCATTCTTTCCTTTCAGCGCCAGTATTGAACATGGTTTCCGCTGTTTCCATGTACTCAACAAGCAACTCTAATAAAGCGTTCCAATTCTTTTCTTTTACGGACTTCTTTACATACTCGACAAGCTTTATTACCAAAGGAATCGTTGTTAAAAGGCCAGATAAAACCATAATAAAAATATCAAGCCAATTATTATTCATAAAACATCCTTTCGTTAAATCTTAGGACTGTTATCGAAATCCTCTACAAATCCGGAAGCCTGCGCAGCGGCGTATACTATCCCTTCGCCATTTGGCCCTGTGTTCTCGATTGTGCTTTTTTTTACAACGTTGCTTAGAACCAAACTAGTAGCAGTTCCAATAGGAGTAAATACAACCGTCCAGCACATTAGCGCCCCCGTGTATCCAGTTTCAATGCTTTTTAAAGCAAGATAAAAACCGCCAGATAAACCAGCGGCTAAAAATATTAGAACATATATAGCTAATCGGTTAGAAAACCCGATTTTCTTTTTCTTGCTTTTTGTATTGGACATAAATTATGCCTTGCCGATATATTTAGCAAATCTATAAAGAACGGTAACAAGCTGTTCACGTGTGAGGAAATCTTCCCACATGCCATTGAACTTATCGGGATCTCCTCCTTCGATAATGCCGGTATTTACCGACCATTTTCTAGCCTCTTCACTATAACTGCTACTATCGTTATCTCTAAGAGTGCTTCTAAATTCGTTCATAAGTTCCGTAAACTGTTCAAGGGTAATCATATCGTCATCGTCCTCCTTAATAATTGAGTAATCAGGACGGCCATATCCGCCGATTTTAGAATAAGTTAAAGAATATGATTTCTTCCTAACACAACCGCCATTTGCCACCACTCCTTGGGCACTCGAAGTGTTCCCCTCGATGGTGTAGACTTTTCCTCCGGAAACTTTTTCTACAATACCCGTATGATAGAAAGTGCTACCGACGTCTTCTGTGAAGAAAATTTGGTCTCCAGATTTCGGATTGCTTGTAATGAATCTTCCCATATTCTTATAATACCTAGCAGAGAATGTACATCCTGCTCCAAGACCGCCCATAGGCTGTCCGGTCATTTTCATAGCTACTTCTAACCCAAACGCTTTAATAAAACACCAATCCACAAAAATATCGCACCAGGCGTACCCGTTCTTTTTCCCGTTATAAACCCCTAAAGAGTCCAAGTCACGAGCATATTTGGTGTAATTGGCGTTTCCAGCATTCGCAGTTTTACTATCCAGATTAGAATTACTTGCCTTTTCTAAATATCCTTCTTCTGCAGAAGCAATAGAAAGTAATTTGTCAACTGCTGTCATGTGTTCCTCCGAATATTCTGGTTGATATTTTTTTATATCGATTGTATCGAAATGAGGAAGTCTTGGTATTCCCCATCCAGTTTTATCGTCCCTGCCCTCAGAATTTAAATCGTCTGAGCAATCTTTAAGAAACTGATACATCATACTGCTACTCAAAGGTTTTCCAGTCTTACTTATAAAGAAGTCGTTTATAAGAGCGGCCATTCCGCACAAAACCGGACAGGAGCAACTCGTTCCTCCGAATTTATATGCGCCATTTATGACTACTAAATCGGTTATAGATGTAAAGTCAACATATTCGCTTTCGCTACTATAACTTTCTATCATAAGAATAGGCTTTTCGTTAGTTGCTTTTACTCCATTAACCGTCCAGCCGTCTCCAACCAGAGAAGCAGCGGCTACTCCATAAATGTTAGACGATCTTGTATAGTTGTTATAATCGCTCATCCCGTGGTTTCCTGCAGATGCGAAAAAAGATAAAGTTTTTGGAAGTAGGTTTTCCAACTTGTTTCTCTCTGAAGAATTCGGAATGGTTCCAGAAATAGACATATACATAGTGTCGGCACCACTTAATTCGGCTTTCGAGCAGAAACCGGAAATATCGTTTGAAGTGAAATCCAAGTATTCTACTTTCCTATCCGGAGCAATTTCTAAAAAAGCCATAAGCGTGTTATGTCCATGTCCGTCATTAGTTTTAGTGTCGTCTTCTTCTGCTGTTAAAGTAAGGCCGTTCCTTCCCGTATAACCTGCAGAATGCCACACATCGACACCGAGATAATGCCTTATATAATCGTTTTTACTGTTCATATATCAGCCTTTACTATTGAACTTCTTTCTTCTGGCAGCATTTAAAGCGGCGTAGTCGGATAGTATGTCTTTTTGACTTCTCTTTTTAGGAGGTCTATTCATTATGTCGCAAACCTTTATAAGAGTAGTAAGCCTATTAAGATGCCACTTTTGATACTCTTGCGGAATATTGTAAGCTATCATCCAATAGTAAATTACTTCAGCAGTTATAATATCTCGACTATGCTTTTTACTTTTATCGTCAGAAAAAGTTGTTGCAGTCATTGGTGCTTTTATATATTCGTTTACGTCGTCTATGTTCTTTTTAGAGAGACGTTCATAAACTTCTGGATTCACATTCTGTGTGATTGTCATGCATTTTATATAGTCAACTGTTTCTTCATAAGTCTTATCTTCTTTTGATAGAAACGGTTTACACCACTTTGATTCCCATTTTGAAAGAGAGACTAAAGAATGCTCCAATTGCAAAGTCTGCTCTTTATAGGAAACGAACTCTTCTTTCTTTTCGTCCCAATATTCAGCAGCAGGGACTACGATTTGGAGCATCCTTTTTCACCTCTTGGTATTACTTTTCGATTTTAAGGTTATTGGAAGAAGCTTTTGCTAATTCAGCAGGGACTACTCCGTTAACGAATTCGGCGCCCTTCTTATCATCAGTTGCGAGCTCCATAAACAACTGAGAATATGCTTCTGTCTGTGCAAACGCTTCAGATAATTCTTTTGATTTGATAAATCGCTTTCCGTCAGCGCTTTTCTCTCCGTATGATTTAAAGACCATGTCTTTAAAAACTTTAATGATGGCAGGCGCATCCTTTGCGGCAACTATCTTCTCGACCATTTCGGTAAATCCACCGGTGGTGCCCATTTCCATCTCAAGAATTTCTGCTTTGCTCAAGTTGAAATAAAAATCTTCAGTTCTTTCGACACCGTTATAGTCGGTGTAAGTAATTGTTTTTTTAAGCATTTGGCTTTTCTCCTTTCAAAAATAAAAGAATAGAGCCGCCAGCTTACCTGAATACGGCTCCGTTTATTAGATTACTAGCTGTTGCGGATTAACCTGCTGCTGTCATAACCGTCTTTACCTCATCAGGAAGAGGCAAGCGAGGTTCGACACCGTCCAAACCCTCAGGCTCTGTCGGGTCCTTGCCATACAGGATCTCTTCGAGAGCAGCAAGGCAGGTAGGATCAGATTTTGTGGAATCGATCGTAATGCTTGCGGTCGGTTTGAAACCTGTAACATTAACAGGAGTTGTAGACAACTCCCAAGAGAACGTAATAGCCTCAGGGCTATCATTAATAGTTGCATACGCTTTCTCAGAAGGAGAAGCAGTAGCGCCATAAATCAGATGAAGTTTATAACCATGATCCTGACCGTCAACGTCGTTTCCGAGCATTGTTCTATAGCAGAGTCCAAAAATCTTACGAGACTGCTGACCGATCATAACTCCTTCTACGAGTTTTGCGGAACCGTCGCACTCTGCAAACTCATCAGGGTACATGTATGCTTCAACGGTTGCTCCGAAGGTTTCGGCGGAACGCATGCTGAGATACTTAATGTTGTCAGCGTAAAGATCTGTAGCCTCAGCACCAGAAGGGCTTTCCGTCACTCCGGTAAGACCGTTCCATGCTACGCCCTTGTTATAAAGGCCTCCTTCCTGAATAGGATAGAGAACACCTCTGTCGATACCGGTTTCATACAAACGTTCGCCAGTTTTATCCCATACAAGTTTACTCATACTGTTTTATTGCCTCCTTTAATAGCAAATAGTAAACACATCATGATTCAGATTGTCTGAAGCAAAATGTCGATCATAAATACACATCGGCAGCCGAGAAACTTTGTGAACAATTTCACTATCAGGGTCGTAATCAATTACTGTTACCGTATAAAAGTGAGATTGTTTATAAGTTTTATTATCGGCTGCCGTGTTCTCGATGTTTTCTCTTGAATATATTATTGCTGGATACTTCAGTTTTATCGATTCCGGAGGTTGAAAATATACATTATCAGATCCTAGAATCTCTCGAAAGATTTCATGAAGTTCCAACCTTCTCATCATCTGGACCTGGTCCATTGTAGACGCCTCCAATTGACAATATTAGTCTAGGGTATTGAACTTCTACGTTCGAGATCTTCCATCTCGTTCCCATAAACTTTATATACCTCATAGAATAGAAATGCTCATTAGCATACGGGTCTGCTAAAATGCTTATTTCGTTAGAGATATTAATATCGTCGTTTACTTTATCGGTAGACTGAAGTCTTCTGTTGTTTCTTATGACGTCACCGTAATAGTTTCGTTCAGTTATTTTGTCCTTCCAGTACCCTGGCCTAACTTCCTCTGTTACAGTAAAACCTATTGGACCAAAAAATTTTGCCATTTTGAAGTTTTATAACCTACGAAATGGTGTGTTCCTTGGAATAAAGGGTATTACCTGTAAGAAGAGTTACACCTCCATCCTGATTTTCCCCTGTACAATAGGTAACAAATGCTCCAGGTCCCGAGTAATTTTCTCCGAAATAAATAACTTTATGAGCGGTTTTACCGTCATTATCAGAAATAAGCACATCGAATTTAGAGCACAATGCGATAAGGTTTTCCTTGTCTATATAAGTTTCTTTGCCACCTTCAGGCGAAGTGATTACATAGCTAGCCGCCCTATAAAGAACAACGTTTTTAACAAACTTCTCTTCCGAATCAGCGTATGTTTTATCGAGTTTTTTAAAGAACTTTTCGAACTCTGTCATTTTATCACCTCTTTATGAAATATTTTTACACAGGAGTCATTTCCTTGGAATAAAGCTTACCCGTAGCACCAGAGTAGTCCATAACACAAATGATAGTGGCTTCTTCTCCATCGAGAGGCGTATGAAGTTTAAAAGAAAGAACTTTCGAATAATCCTCTTCTCCTGCAAATTGGACAAGAACTTCAAATCTCTTACAAATTTCCAAAAGAGTATACTTGTCTGGCTTGTCTTCTTCGGCACAAGCAGGAGTTAAATATACGTATGCGTCGGAGCCTGTACCCCGGTTGTAAAGAATCACATTCTTAACAAACTTCTCTTCCGAGTCGGCGTATACTTTGTCAAGTTTATTAAAAACCTCTATAAACTCGTTGGTCATTTAATATCCCTCCTTATATATTACTCTGAAGAAAATTCCTTAGAATACAGTTCATCAATACCACCTTGTTTTGCTACAAGAATAGAAGAATATGTTCCTTCAGGAGATAATCCTGCACCTAAAGCTCTTAAATAACCTTGTTCAAGATCATTGTCTACAAGGGTTGCAACAATGTCGAAATTTTTGAAAACTTCAAGAAGAGCATACTTGTCAAGCCTATTCTCTTCAGTAAAATTTTTCGTAAAATACAAATACCCATTCGGTTCTCCACCATAAGTATAAAGCACCACATGTTTCAGGAATTTCTCTTCCGAATCGGCGTATACTTTGTCAAGTTTATCAAAGATCGCTTTAATCTCCTCGGTCATTTAAAGATACCTCCTTTTATTAAAGCGTTGTCTTAAGCTCAACAGCGATAGCAGAATAAGGACGGATCAGAGCGCCAGAGCAGCGAGTTTCGATAAGGTACTTCTGCTGGTTGTAGTCAATATCGAAATCGTCGAACATATTTACAGCACCACCCTTATCGGCACCGATATTGTAATCGGCAGGGTTAACGATAATGCCGTAAAGTTCATACGTAGTTCCATCGACAGAACGAGTAAGTCCCTCAAGAACAGGAACGGTAACGATCTTACGTACACGAAGCTTTGTAGCAAGCTTATCAACCGATTCATAAAGGTCTCTTCCAACACTGTCGGTAAGAAGCAGGCAGTTTGTAAGGACGTCTTCGGTCGTGAAGAGGATCGGATTACCGGAACCCTTATAATCTTTTCTGGATTTAATAGCAGCACGGATAAATGCAGAAGCCTTATCATCGTCGGTTGCGGAACCGCTTACAGAAAATTCGGACTTAATTGTAAACAGATCGGAATCTGTCCAAATAGGACGAATGTTCTGCTCATTGATTTTGTCATCGCTAGAAGCCAGACGGCCATCGCCTACGAGGACGGCACGAGCAATTTCCTCATCGAGCATCATACGCATTTCGGTCTTAAGCCACGAAACAACATCGAAGTCAGTAATATCGATTACGTCGTCACGATCCATCTTCTGCTTTTTATAAACAGTTGTAGGAGTGGTCGTACGCTTCAGAAGACTAAATACTTCTTCCTTCTTCAGCTTGCCCTTAATATAACCCTTAGCACGAGCCTCGTCTTCGGTAATATCTGCAAAGAGAGACTTGATACGAGAGAAAGGAGTATGATGAACAGAACCCATCAAATCACGAACCCAAGAGGTATCGCGCTGAATGAAGATAGGCGTATTCGTTACATTCTTCTCATCAGGGAAAAGGTAATCGATCTGATCAATGCCATAAGTTCCGGCATGCTGAAGGAAGCTCTCCTTCATACTTCCATAACGCTTGGCATCACCAATAATGGCGTTCATAGCGTCATGCATAAGCGTATCGTTGTTGGTTTCCTGCTGATCAAATACATTGTGTTTCATGTTATCGTTTCCTCCTTCGGAATCTTTAGTTTCATTATCATCGGACTCTCCAGCATCTTCAAGAGCCTGTCCGATCATGGCATATACGACGGTCTTCTGCTTTTCGGTAAGTGTGTTAAATACATCGGCTACGGTTTCTTCGTTTTCCGTTTTCTTTTCCTCTGCCATATTGTCCTCCTTATTATTTTTACTTTCGTCAGCATGAGAAATCGAAGAGTTTTCTTCTTCGTCTAAAATTTCGCCATGCTCAAGATTGATAGGTTCATTAAAGAAAATTATAGAATTACCAGAAGGAACGTCGTTTCCATCCGAATGAGTTATAATTTCCTCAATGAACGCCTTAGGATTAGCTCCGGCAAGAACAAGACTAACTTCACGAATGGTTCCATGAATTACGTCAGATCCTATTTGCTTAAGCTGATTGGCAAGGATTGACAAAGAAGAAATATCCCCATGTTCAACGAGCATTTTTGCAGTCTTACCAGACTCACTTCCGTTAAAAGTGCAATAAGCGTATACTCCATCGCCCTTATTTTTAAGAAGAGCATGACCTAAAATATTATCAGGATCGTTATGCTGATGGTTCCATACCAAAGGAACGATCTTTCCATCGCAATCTTTAAAAGCGTCGTTTTTAATGGTTCTTCCATCGGTGCAAAGAACGTTAGCTCTGGTTGCCCATCCGCTAAAATCGTACGGTTTACCCATTTTGAATTTCTGCCTCCTTTTTATTGGTTGCTCGACTTTCCGACTTTTGACTCGGCTTCTACAACTTTTTCTTCAGCATCAGCCAAATCTATCGCCTCGTCTTCGGTTGATTGATTAAGGTTCTTATTCCTAAGTTCGTCAGCCCTAGGATCGTTAGAAGGTTTCATACCGATAATTTGTCTAATCTCATTAGAAGACATAATCTCGTTACGGGTAAACTTATCGGCTATCTCCGCTATGTCGTTAACGGGGACAAGTTTGAACGGATCTTTAAAGAACATAATTGACTGATGCTGTGTTCGAGCAGTTTTAGTTAGAAACTTTCGTTTCATCTCATCAACAATGGCTGATAAAATAGGTTCAACTGTTCGATTGTTATAATTTAGCATAGTCTTTTCATCGGCGGTACCATCTAAAATGCTTGTCGTTATTCCTAACTGGCTGTATAGCATACTCGTTAAGTATTCGATTTGCTTCATTAGATTGTTTTCTACCGATCTATTCAACTGAGTGATATGCTCCGTTCCATCAGTATAAGCTATGCCATACTTTGAACCAGACAGTTGCCTTTCTATATCTCTACGCCTATTTTCGGCTTGTTGACGTCTTGCCTCTGACTTAATGATGTAAGGTAATTGAATGATTAGATCCAATTTTCCAGAACTACTTTGCTCATCTACAACGTCCAATAAATTCAATTTCCTTATCAAACGTTGCATTGTCGAGTTAGGCTCGTTTATAACTGCGTATAATGGATTTTCAATAATGGCCACAATATCTTTAGGCGCTATAACCTCTTCTTTGCGACCAGTTAAATCGTTGTAAAGCCTTACTTTGACATGCCTAGGTTTCCACTCTAAAATTTTTCCTGTTCTCATGGAATTTATTTTATAAGAATCCGAGACATTAGGATTTATGTCCGTGTCTACAGGGACAATTGCAACACATCCTTCGTCAAACATAGACATAACAACGTCTTGAATAAAGGCTCTTCCTGTTTGATCTACGTTAGCTTCTAAGGAAAGACAATTATTCAATCCACTATTTATATCCTCCAAATACCGATTGTTGTTATCCAGTCGCACATGTCTAATAGCAACTGAAGACACGTCGAGAGCTATTCGATTGTAAACAGACGTTACAATGGAGCGCTCGTTGCCTCTGGTAAACATCGGTCTATCTGGACGATAAGAATATCCGATCCCATAGTCTCTATACTCGATACTCGGATCTTTATTCATGAAAACATTCCAGGCGTTTTTAATTCTAGATCGAAAAGAATCTTCCATTTTGAATTATCACCTCCCTTATTAATCGAATGCTTCTCTATTAAGCTTGTAAGCTATAAAAGCGTCCATCATTGCTGCTACGGCGTCTATCTTTGCATCGTATCGTTTCTTTAACAGCTTCCTGTTTCCATTCGTGTCTTCCATAACGATGCAATTTCCCATAGCGTAAGTCATCAGATCTTCATCGAATAGGAGCATTCGTTCTTCGGAAAGTTTCTTAAGCTCTCCCAAAGGAACAGACTCGGTTTTAACTCCTTGAATTACTTTCTCTATTCCAAACGGGCCGTTTTCTTTAACCCATCTTTCGATGAACTCTTTAGCGTTATAAGGGTCGTATCCAACGCATGTAACGTCATAACCGACTTCGGTAATGTAATTGTCTAAATCGTCATAGACTTGCATAGTATCTAATACGGTTCCTTCCAAAACAATTAAACTACCTTCGGCCATAAATTGGTCATACTTGACCCTCATAGCGGCTGGTAGCTTCATTAAAGTTAAAGAAGATATATAGTTTCTAGTTTTGACACCAAAATAACCATTTGAAAGCGGAAACAAAAATGTAAACGAACAAAAGTCGTCTCCTTGAGATAGATCTATACCCATAGAGCAAGGCATTTGCCAGAAGTCCCTTTTTCTATGAGGAAGTGTTTCTTCGTAAGTAAAGTAGTAAGTGTAACCCTCCATCGGAAGACCAAATCGCTTTGCTAAAATATCGTTTCTAGCAGCAGGAGCTTTTTCGGCTCTTTCCACATCAAGCTGATATGTCTCATAGCTAACAGTTCTTCCTATGTTCGGATTTGCTTTAATCCACATTTCAGGATCTCCGACCTCATCAATAGAGTCCAATTTATACCACCAAATGGAGACATGAGGATTGATGTATTCTCCTTTTAAAATGTCCATTAACTCCATTTTGACCGTATCACCACTACCGTTTCTTACAGTACCTTCGGAACTAGTAGCTATGATAAGATAGTCGTCAACTTTTGAAGCTCCCTGCTCAATAGCGCCTATAACGTCCTCTCGAACATCGCCAGAAAGCCATTCGTCTACCGTAGCTATCTTACATCTAAGACCTTGAAGCTTATCGATCGACATTGGTCTGATCTCTATTAAAGAATTGGTGAGAAAGTTCTCTATACCTTTCTTTGTAGCTGCTAATTTTTGACGATTAGCCTTTGAACCCGTCGTGTTCTGTAAAGATCCCTCAGTTAAAAATTGAAACAATGGTCCACGAGATCGTGTTATTGCCGTCTTAATTGGGGACATTACTTCTTCCGCTTGTCTCATAGTTGGAGCAGTTGTAATCTGGTGAGTAGTCGAGGTATCAACATTTTGGAAGTAAGATTGTATACAAGAATCGTACAGAGATTTAGACGCGCCTCGGCCAACAATAAGATACTGTTTGTTTATAAGCCTCTTCTTAATAGACTTTCTTACATAATGGCCTCCATGACCATCTGGATTTGGTTCGTAAACGCTTCTGTCTACAAAGTAATACCATCCAAATACCTGCTCTCCCCACAGTTTAAAACTATCGAGAAGCGACAAATCAGAACCGTCTGTGAGGGTTAGCTCGTTCTCGCAGTATCTTATCCATCCTTCTACGGCTTGGTCGTCGTAATATACTCCGGGGTTTGCAATGAGATCGTCGATACGATTCATTTCCATAGATATCTCTTTACAAACCGGTATTTCGCCTCGAATTACGGCATCACGAAACATGCCGTAGTATTTCGGGACGGCAGTATTTGATAATGCCATAACTTTTGCTCCTTATTTCTTTGAGTTAGTGTATTCTCTTCCAATATCAGCTCGTTGAATAAATTCTTGATCGTTCAAAGCTAACCCCATCACATCTAAGATAGAACCCTTATGAAACTTGTAAGTTTCCTTTGCTTTTCGCTCCGCTTCCTTCAGTGTTTGAAGTTTGGAATGTTCATCATAGTATTTCTGGGTGTTTTCTTTTCGCTTTTGGCCGATTGAAAAAGCGGCTTTACGATAAGAAGTTTCAACTTTCCTTTGTTGATCTTGCCTTTTAAGTTTAGCACCTTCATATTGTCGCTTAGCCTGCCCGTACTCGGAGCTATCGTATCGCTTCTTCCCAGCAGAAGTTAGGGACCCATCTTTATTCTGATAACGACGTACTCCCCATTTCATTCCTAGAATTCCGTAGTGAACGAGTTGATCTTTGCTATCGAACTGTTTCAAAAAAATATCGCCTCACCTCCCAACGATCTTACGGATCTTATCGGCATTATTATAAATTGTAAGAGCAGTAGTTGTTACTGTTGCGACGGTTGTTCCGGCTTTAAGTATTTTATTAGCTATCTCTTTTCCTTTACTCATTGAAGTAGGATTTAATTTGGAGTATTGTTGTTCCATTTGAAGACGGTTTAAACGATTACGAAGTTCCGCATCGCTCATACTCTTAATACTCTTAGAAGAATGAGCTTTCTTATAATCTTCGCTCTCCTCTTCTGAAGAACTTTTATTCTTTCCTCTAGCTCTTGCCAGTTGAGCTTCGGTTCTACGTACTCCCCATCTCATTCCTAAAATACCATAATGGACTAAAACGTTTTCATTCATGGTTGACCCCCTCTATTATTTAGCGGTTATAACAGGATCGACAGCAACGTTTATTCTCCATTCAAGCTCGCTTATCAAACGATTAATAGATTCCATTGCGGACGAACTTTGAGGAGGATCAAACATTAATCTGACTTTCATATAAACATAAGATTTTATAAATTCTATTTTCTTATCGTCAGAAATAAAGTCGGACCATTTTCCAGTAGAGTCAACTATATAGAATCCTTCGGGAGGTCCTACTCCGAGTTGATTCAGTATAGTAAATACAGAATTTATATGCATTATTATGTCTTGATCAAACGCATCATAATATTCGTCGATCCCCAACAATTTTTTAATTGAAGTAAGAATGCTTTCCACGTTTCCCCTCCTCATTTATAGACTTCCAAGGACAAGTATCGAACTTTGTCCTGACAACGGGTTTCTTTATCAAAAGATTTTCATCGCCGTAGTGAATTGCGTTGTGCGTCGAATGTATAGTTGTTATAAGAAACTCTGGGTCAAGTAGAATGTCGGTGTTATTACGAATATCATCTAACGAGATAGGATTCATATGATGTATTAAAACTCTCTCGTTTATTTCTCTTCCTTCGATTCCTAAATCGCAGCCATTGTCACGAGCAATTACGATATCACGAACATTTTTCCATTCTCTTGATCGATAAAACATTTGATTAAATATTCTATCAAAGCCAAAAGTATCTTGTCCTACTTTACCCATTAATCTTAAATAATTATACCGTTCCTCGAATGTAGAAAACGTTTTCAATTCTGAGTAGCACTTAATATTCTTCATTTGAATCGCTTATTCCGCCGTAATTTCGCATTGCTTTTAATGCGGACGCATAAAGTTCTTCTACTCGTTTTGCAGATTGAAGATTTTGTGTTTTTGCGTCTATTAATTCTTTCTGCTTTTCAAGAATCTCTTTCTCCAGCCTTTCTTTTGTCGATCCTAATTTTAAATAGTGTGTTATAACCTGAGAAGAGGCAGTTCCTTCTCTAAGTTGTTTCTCGGCTAGATCAACGGCAAGAGAAATAAGCTGATTCTCTCTGGCTTCTGGAGATAAAGCAGGACGCATCATTCTGCTTGGCTCTGAAGCGCTTACAGCTTTTTTTCTTGGCATTAGTTTCTGCCCTCTTTCTCACAGTTTTGTTACACTTTTATATGAACCGGTAGAGCGTCTTATAGAGATTTATGAGGGAACCG